ACCTCAAGGCTGGTCTGGACAATTCCAATCAGGTACTGATTGAACAATACGGGGCGCGTAGCGACGCCGAACTGGAAACCGCCCGTAAGGAATTCAAGGAAGCCTACGAGGGCGGCGAGACAGACGCCCTTCTGTCGGCGCAGGAAAACCTTTCCCGGCTTCATGCGGAACGAGTCAAGGCTCTTTCGGAAGCCGAAATGTTTCAGAGAACACGCCAGCAAACACTCCAACAGGCTGCCCCTCAGCAGCAAGCCGCTGTCCAACAGCAGGTCGGCACCCCTGATGCCAGGGCGATGGAGTGGATGAGAAAGAACGATTGGTTTCACAAACCCGGCAATGAAGATATGACGGGGTATGCGGTAGGTCTTCACCAGAAGTTGGTGACCAGCGGCCTTAACCCCACCATCCATGAAGAATATTATACCAAGATTGACGAGGGAATGCGGACAGTGTTCCCCGACAAGTTCCCGTATGGGCAAAAAGGCGGTAACGGAGTGGAACCTGCTCCCGTTGCGACCACCGGGAACAAACCACCTCCTGTGGGTGGGCCGTCACGGGGCGGTAAACCCCCGCGCAAAGTGCAGCTAACCGCCACTCAAGTCGCCCTCGCAAAGCGTCTTGGGTTGACCAACAAGCAGTACGCCGCTCAAGTCGCGAAGGAGCAATTGAATGGCTAAAGCAAAGCGCACCGCTCCAAAAGAGCGAGACACCGATACACGCGAAACCGAGGATAGGGAGACACACTATCGTCCCCCGTCGAATCTTCCAGACCCCACGCCTCAGGACGGTTATGTGTTCCGCTGGATCAGGACCTCCATGCTTGGAGAGACTGACAATCGGAACGTATCCATGAGGTATCGCGAGGGCTGGGAGCCTTGCCTTGCGGAAGATCATCCTGAATTAATGATCATGTCCGACACCGAGACGGAGTTTGAGAATAACATCGTTATTGGTGGCCTTATGTTGTGCAAATGCTCTGAAGAACTGATGCGGCAGCGCGACGAATACTATAGCGGCAAGTCCAGGGACCAACAGGCAAGCGTGGATCAGAATTACATGCGCGAGAACGACCCGAGGATGCCCCTCCTTGAGACGGAGCATCGTTCGGAGACTACGTTCGGCGTTGGTCGGGGTCGTAAATGACCCTCTAATTTGCGAAAGGAACAGTAAGATGGCTGCAACGGCTGCCCCTTACGGGTTCGTTCCGGTAAATCGTTTGGGTGGTTATGAAGGTGGGTCCTTCAGGCAACTCAAGATGACGGATTCATACGGCACCTCAATGTTTTTCGGAGATGTTGCTGAACTTGTCGCCGCCGGGACAATCGAACTCGATAGTGCTGCAACCTCGACCCGTCCTATCGGGATTTTTCAAGGTTGCAGTTACACAGACCCAACCCTGAACTACAAGGTGTTCGATCAGATGTGGACGGCTTCCACGTCGGCAACGGACATCCTGGCCCATGTCGCTGACGATCCGCGACAGGTTTTTCAGGTACAATCCGATGGTACTCACGCTCAGACCACCCTTGGTTTAAATAGTGAGGTCATCACTTATGCTGCTGGCAACACCAATATTGGCAAGTCAATCCTGGCTCTCGACCAATCCGGCATTGCCACTACAGCTACCTTCCCGTGGCGCACGATTGCGTTCGTGGATGGTCCATTCTCTGCTGTTGGAGACGCTTTCACCGACATGCTTGTCGTCTGGAACGCCGATATCCATCAGTACGATCTTGCTCTTGGCACATAAGGAGGACTGAGCAATGGCTGCAATTTCAAGAGCGCAATTACTCAAGGAACTCCTTCCGGGTCTGAACGCCCTGTTTGGCCTTGAGTACGATAAATACGAAGACGAACATATGGAAGTTTACGATAGTGAAAGTTCCGAGCGTTCGTTTGAAGAAGAGACGAAATTGTCCGGGTTCGGGGCGGCTCCGGTAAAGAACGAAGGTTCGCCGATTGCCTACGATACCGCGCAGGAGAGTTTCACCCAACGGTACGACCATGAGACAATTGCGATGGGTTTTTCCATCACCGAGGAAGCGATGGAGGACAACCTATATGACAGTCTGTCTTCGCGGTATACCAAGGCGTTGGCTCGCGCCATGTCTTATACCAAGGAAGTCAAGGCGATGGTTCCGTTTAACGACGGCTTCACCGCGACAACCGGCTACCTTTCCGGTGATGGCGACCAGTTGTTCTCGACCTCGCACAGCATCGTGCAGGGCGCGGACCTCTCCAACCGCCCGGCGACTGCCACCGATCTGAATGAAACATCCCTTGAGGACGCCGCTATTCAGATTTCCAACTGGACCGACGAACGCGGCCTGTTGGTTGCGGCTCAACCTGTCAAACTGGTCATCCCGACCAATTTGCAGTTTGTTGCCACACGCATCTTGGCGTCGCAGTACCGCACCGGTGTTGCCGACAACGACGTGAACGCCATCGTTCACAACAGTACCATTCGGGATGGCTACGCCATCAACCACTATCTGACGGACACCAATGCTTGGTTCCTGAAGACGGACGTTCCAAACGGTTTGAAGTATTTCAACCGCGTGGCCCTATCCACGTCGATGGACGGCGATTTCGATAGCGGAAATGTGAGGTACAAAGCCCGTGAACGTTACTCGTTTGGTGCCTCGGACTATCTTGGCCTCTTTGGATCGCCTGGGTCGTCGTAAGAAATCCTCCCTCGGGGCGCAAAGCCCCACTTGGGTGGCTGTATTTCGATATAGCCACCCTTTTTTTGCACACACAACGAACAAACATTGTCCAACGAATATTTAGGGTAGCCATCCCAAATATTTATCAGTAAACTTACGGAGCATTTGAATGGAGCCAGCCTCATGCTGGTTCTGGTGAACCTTGAAAGGAGAACTGTTCAATGCCTACTCATTTTACCAATGGCGTATCCAACGTCGTTCCGGGTAATCCCCTTTATGAATATGGAATGCTTGACCCAACGAAGTGGCATGTATTTTGGGACGACTTCGACACCACTCCGATTGCAGCCCAATGGACCTTAACGGCGACTTCGGTTGGCACCGGCACATCCGCTATTACCGTTCCCGACGCTGACGGCGGTGTGGCCCGTATCACCACGGCGGCTAACGACAACGACGGTATCTTCGCGGAATGGATTTCCGAGACTTTCTTGCTGGAAGATGGCAAAAAGACCTTCATGAAGACCCGTTTCCAGGTCGGTGACGCTATCCAGAGTGACATGATTATCGGGTTGCATTCGACGGATACGACTCCCCTGGACGCCACGATGCGCTTCGCGTTCATTACCGAAGATGCGTCCGCAAGTGTCTTTTTCAACAACGATGACAATACTACAGATACCGACAGCGCTTCGCTGGCGACTTTGTCAGATGATACGTTCATCACTTTGGCTGTGTATTGGGATGGTGTTGAAAATTTCCAGTGTTTTGCCAACGACGTCCTTGTCAGCAGTTTTACCGGCGACGTTCCGGGTGCGGAAATGGCAGTTGGCTTCGGTTATTTGAATGGGGCCGCTGGTGCCGAGACAACCGACGTTGATTATATCTTCGTTGCCAAGGAAAGGTAGATTCCATGCATACCAACTTGACGAAAGTTGGGAACGAATGGGCCATTGAGGTCATTGGTGACTCTGACGAAGAAACGCTGGTTAAAACGTTTCCTGGTCGCGAACATGCGACCAATCAGATTAGGATGTGGAACTCCGGGCAGTCCGAAATGCCGGTTCTGAAGAAAAAGGGAGTCATCAAGAAGGGGGCGGCATCCAAGAAAACCAAACCGAAAACAAAGGCAAAATCGAAGAAGAAATAGCACTTATACATTGAAGAGGATATAAAGATGTCCCAACCTAAGGTCATCACTCTTAGCCCCGACGCCCTGGACCGAAACGGGATTTCCACAACCGAGACACTTCTGGCTGCACGGCTGGATTTTCTGATTAATGGTGCGCTGTCCACCGGTTATGACCGGAACGGTATCGCTACCAGTCAGACCCCATCGGATGCATCCGCCATGACCCTGGATGGGGTTCTCGGTTTGGATTTTCGTTCCAGGCGCGGGGTCTACGTCCTTATTTATGGCGCGGGTGCCGATACAGGCCGTACATTCACGGTTGTGGGAGAGGATGTTAACGGCAACCGTATTACCGAGAGCATCACGGGGCCGGGCGCTGGCTTGATTGTTCTTGGATCAACCAAGTTCTATCATATCACATCGGTCACACCTGACGCCGCCACCGCTGGCGCGATTGAGGTCGGCGTCAATGGCTACGCCGAGTTTTCAACCCCGCAACATGTAGCCCAGTATTCTGCTGGCGATGACACCGGAGACACTTATACGGTTCATGGATATGACCGTTACGACTTTGAGGTTACCGATAGCATTACCGGAGCTAACGCCGGGACATCCACCACGCAGGACCAAAATTTTAGCTGGGTGGACCGCATTTCATCAAGCGGGGCCTCTGCCGCCGCCGTGGAAAGCGGTACGGACGGTGTCTGTGAGAGTGGTTGGCTTGTTCTGAATTACCGTGGACCGGATTTCAATGTGGCTATTGGCTGTACGACGGGTGGGGCTACGTATGAGATGCAACACACGTTTACGAATGTGCTGGCAAGCGGCTTCGCTGAAAACGACGCCGTGGTGCTGACGCATTCAACATTGACGGGAGAAACAACAAATCAGGATGGCAATTATACAAGCCCACCAGTCGCCACCCGATTAGCTATAACGACTGCCGGGACCGGGCCGGTTACGGCTACGATTGTTCATACAGGGAGAAGTTAAATGGCGTTTTCAAAGGTTCTCCAGGTTTCCTCGGAGGTCGATAATTACACCTTGGCCGAGCTTCTTGATCTTCTTGGTAGTCCCAAGAAGGTAAAGGATACACTAGCCGATCTTGAGAAGGCGTCCAAGAGGGCCAACAAGGCTATCGAAGAACTAACTAAGGCCGAGAATGACCGTGATAACAAGACGGATGCCGAGAACCGCAAGCGGGAGAAGGAAATCGACGCCATCCACAAGGACAGGGAGGCCCTTGCGGTGGCATGGGCTAAACTTGAGGCAGACACCGCCGCTCACAACAAGCGCAGCCAAGAGGACCGGGAGGCCCTCAGGCGTGATCAGGAGGAGTTTAAGCTGAAGGAAGTTCAGTTGGCGAAGGCCACGGAGTATGTGGAAAATACTCGTGATCAGCTTGCCATCGACCAAGAGAAGGTCGGTGGCATGGTAGCGGAGGCTCGCAGGAACGCTGTTGCAGACCGCAAGGCTTCTGAAAAGGCAAAGGCCGACGCCAAGCGCCTGAACACCGAGGCCAACCGTAAGATGGCCGAAATGAGAAATCTGGTGGCCTAAGGTGCAAAGGCCTAGGGACTATAAGAAGGAGTACCAGACGTACCACAAGAAGCATCTAAAGGATAACAATGCCCGGCATCGGGTTAGGTATGCCGCCGAGAAGGCGGGAAGGGTCCGGGTAGGGGATGGTAAGGAAATTGACCACGCCAACAATAACCCGCGTGACAATTCGTCAGGCAATATTCGCATTGTGTCGAGGAAGGTTAATCGGGGACGCAAGAGAAGGAAAATAGGGTGACCGACAAAAAGAGGGGACGTAAAAAGGCACATCCCGATTTGCCCGCCGGGGTTTTAGGTAAAACGGCGTCTGTCGGCAAGGGCCTAGCGGCGGCGGGGAGGACAGTTGGTTATACTGTATCTGAACCCTTCAGAATTATTAGTGACGCCGTTACTGGGGGGAAAGAAAAGGCTGTGAAGGGGGCAACCCGTAGAGAGGCCGAAGTTAGACGCAAGAATAGAGAGGGAAAATATCCCCGGCTGGATGAGCCAACCCCCGCCAGAAAGTCAAAACCAAGTGAAACAGGTCCCGCAGTTGGATTTATGGGTGGCGGTATGGTTGGACGTAGAGGAAAGGGGAGAAAGTAATGCCCATGCACAAATCTAGGGAGAACATGTCTCAGAAAGGGAAAGATATTATTGCTGGCAGGAGAAAGAAAAGACTAAAGGGAACTA